AATGAATGGTGCATTAGCAATAACTAAAACACTATCCACATTGGGAGTACCTGCGGGCTTACCTGCGGCGGCAGTTACAGCAGTTATGACAGCGGCACAAGTAGCAACTATTAAAAATCAACCAGTGCCTAAGTTCGCAACGGGGGTTGAGAAACTAAACGGCATGGGCACAGAAACAAGTGATTCAATACTTGCGATGCTATCTAAGAATGAAAGGGTGGTTCCTGCCGATGTAAACAATGACTACTTCCCTGCATTAAGCGCAATACACAACCGAAAAGTAGACCATACACTTGCTAATTCAGTGCTTACAGACTTAGCAAATGGTAACTTTAACCTTACGCAAGAGCAAAACGTAACCACAACGATTGACTATAATAGACTTGAGCAAGCATTGACAAAGGGCAAATCTAAAGTAGTGATTAACTTAGATGAGAAAGGATTTAGCCACTATCAGACTAAGTCAGCAGGTACCACAACCTATTTGAACAAGAAATTTAAGTATGAGATATGATTTGGCAGTTCACAATAACAGATAGCAATAACACAAATACGATAGTAGATGAGCCTGTAGGCTTTACTGAAATGACTTATTCGGTAAGGAGAAACCTAAATCATCATGGCATATTCAAGTCAATAAATACAGGATCACTCAAGTATGTCAATGATGCTTTTGGAATACTAAACACCGAGTATGAAACGAATGGAGCTGATGCCAAATCAACATTAAAGATTGAATATAAGTGTGCACAAAATGATGAGTTCACTACATTTTTTGAGGGTAGGTTTGACTTTAATACATTCAATAAGATATGTGGTAAGATGTGCTACATCGAGTGCCAGGTAATCGTTAGTTCATGTGTAGATACCTTTCTTAGTTCAGTTGATACTAACATTGACTTAGATGCAACCACATCATTAAATGGAGATGCGATTACGGCATTAGACAGTCAAACATTATACATTGATGGGCAAGATATTTTATTAATAAATAGTGCGAATAATAATGCTGTAACTACTATTTCAGATACCAATCAAACAATATTAACAGGTTTACATAACATTTATCAATCGATATACTTACCTAATACAACATCTGAATCATTGGGTACATTTAATGCTAATGGTTTAGCCACAACATTGATACAAGATGGTGATGGTGTTTTATTAGACCCTAATGGAACGGCACTTGGCACAAAGTGGACTGACTTCATGCAATTTACATCAATACTTGAACCACCTGCAACAGGTTTAGATTGCATAGGTGATTATGTATATTCTTTTGAAAATACAGGTCAGTTAAAATTTACGGCTCAATACAATGGTTTTTTAGAGGTGTCACTACAGATAAAAAAATATTCAAGTGTCACTGATGAATTTACATTTATAGATGGTGTGCTTCTTGCAAACTTTGACCCATTTACGGCTAACATACCAATTTATGTATCAACAAATGCAACATTAACTGGTAGTATTCCTTTAGAAAGTACGGACATACTTTGTTATTACTATAAGTATAGAATTAATCAAACAACAGGTACGGCCTTGGCTTTAAACTTTACAATAGAATTAACAACGGCAGTCGGCAATCAGGTAGATATTCAACAAAATTCAGTTTGTCAACTTACAACAACTAAAAGTTACAAGTTAGATGATGTGTTTAATTGGATGCCTAACGCTATGAATAATTGCTTTGATGTTACTTGCAATGCGGATTGTTTCCCTGCATATCAATTAACAAATGGCTTGATGATTCGAAACGTAATCAATCCAGTAGTACCTAAGTTATTTGTTTCATGGACTGACTTATTTAGAAACATAACAAAGATATTCAACGTAGGATGGGGCTTCACTAATAATGACACGGAGTTATTAATAGGTGACTTAGTAGAGCTATACACTAACACACCAATTCTTGACTTAGGAAGTATTGATGAAGTTAAGTTTGAGCATGCAAAAGATTTAACTTATGGACTTATAAATTTAGGTTATAGCAAGTGGGAGGCAGAGGAGTATTCAGGTCTTGATGAAATGAACACTACAAGACAGTATAAAAGGAACGTCACATCTAACAATAGTCAGATGGATTTACTATCCAATTTTATAACTGCGGGTTATACCATTGAGATTACGCGAAGAAAGAACATGCCATTGACAGGCACAAGTGATTGGAGGTATGACAATGATATATTCTTAATCAATACCGACTTTGATGGCACTGTTTACCGAGCTTATAGAGGAGTCGATTTCGACCCTATCAACATCATATCACCTACAACAAGGATGAATTATAGGCTAACACCTATAAGAACATTGCTTAATTGGTTTAAGAGTATAGCGGCACCAACACCTGATTTCACTAATGAGGAATTACAATTTAATTCGGGCACTGGTAACTATTTAGCACATGGCAAAATGCTAAACGATTGTTCATTGGAGATAACACCACTAACCGAAAATGAAACAATCATATCTAATTACTTTAATGATGAAGATGATGCCAAGCCAATATGGAAGGCTATCTATGCATCCTTCACATGCCCATTGACAATAGCAGACAAGGGAACGATAGATGCTGACCCTTACGGCACGTTTACGTTTACTTGCAATGGCATCGAGCATAGTGGTTATTTAGTTGAGTGCACCTATACACCCGAAAATGGAACAGCAAACTTTAAAATATTATTGAAAAATGAGTAACTTCATCAACATACCTAGTAGCTTTGTAAACTTTAATAGTGAGTTATATCTAACGGATCGTGAGTGTGCGATAATAAAGCCATTTTGTTTACCTATTTATGATGCTTCTGATTTACAATTTCAAGTAAAAGCATACATAAATGAACCAGTAGATTTAGATGAAACGCGAATAACATTGCGAGATACTGATGGGAGTGAATGGGCAATAGTCACGGATGTTACAATGCACGATGAGTTTATTGGAGATGGTATATCATATCTTCACTTTGATTTTACAGGTTCAGATATAATGACTGATTGGGGCATAGGTAGATGTCATGCAATAAAAATAGAACTTTATATAACACCAGAGGAAGGAGCTCCATTTTATGAAGATATGGGTACCTCATACCAATGCTTCCAACGTATTCCCGACACATGCTACTCATCACGGTTGACATACATAAACAATGAGAATGCATTTGGCATGATATATCCATCATCACCATGGATTAATGTAATTAGACTACCGTTATACTTTAGAAATCCACAGGTAAAAAATGACCAAGATGTGTATGTTCGAAGCAATGGTACAAGAACAAAACTATTTGCAAGATTAAGCAAACAATATCAAGGGTTGGTTGATAACGTAACGGAGGAGGTACATCAGAAATTGGTTGTTGCATTGTCACATGATAATGTTACATTTGTAACTGATAATGATTATGAACTTGAGTGTACATTTGAGAATGAGTATAACAACAATTATCCCGAAATATTAATGGGTGTTAATGTTTGGACTGCGGATTTCTTAGTGATGGAGACACCATTTGACGAACAAAACAATAATTGTGCATGACAGGAATACTATTAATAGCAGTAGGTGCTAAGAATTACGGACAACTTGCAGGAACATTAGCGGCTTCTATTCGCGCTAATGGTTGCGAGCTTCCAATTCATTTAGTTTATGAAGAAGATACTATCTCAAGATTAGATGAGCAGTACCTTAGCTTTTTCACTACTAAAAGCATCATTCCTAGTCATTGCATTACTTATAAAGGCGAAACGTGCTACATAAAGGCTAAAGCTCACATGAATGAGTTATCACCGTATGAAAACACTTTATTCTTGGATGCTGACATTATCATTTTGAAAAATGGTAAGCTAAATGAAATTATTGAGCACCTAAAAGATGTTGAGTTTGCAGTTAAAAATAGTGGTTATGTAACGTATGATGTAGCTGATTTAAAGGCTCATCAATGGGCTAACCTTGGCGAAGTAAAGGAACATTATAAGTTTACAAATGAAAAGATTTGGAACGTGCATAGTGAATTTATTTGGTGGCAAAAGACCGAAAGGATGAATAAGCTATTTGATAGATGGGTTTTTAACTTTGAGAATATCGGCATTAGTCACATAGAGTTTGGAGGGTGCATTCCCGATGAGTTACCACTATGGATTGCAATGGCTCAATTAGGAGTTAATCCTCATCAAGAAATGTTCCTTCCTATCTTTTGGCCTATGGATTCAAAATCTATCATGAGAATTGCTGATTTAAACAAAGAATATGTAGGTTTGTCCATCGGTGGAAATAGCATATCACCAATACAAAAAAATAATTACGATTTACTCGTGACACTCTATGCAAAGATTTTAAATTTGCGTTACAAGTTTCAATGTCATCCTAAAAAGAAGTGGGTAGCTGACCGCCACACATACTAATGGAAGAATCAAAAAAATACTACCGATTTGATGCTAATATAGTATCAGATTTATCAAGAAAGCATCGCAACCATAGTGATGAAGCAGATGAATACAACAACTTTCTAATATATTCAGATAATGAATATCCTAAAGAGTTAATTAATAAGCAAAGACCCAATGAACAACCTGCCGTAAAGTTGTACCGAGAGGAAACTTATGAGCCAGTGTTTTCAGAGGTGTTTATGCGAGTGCTTAATGCGTTGAATCGCATCCAACGTGCGGATGGATTTTTTCTTAAATATCCCGACCAATCACAATTTACAAAGATAGCAGAGGGTGAGAAGTTAGAAGATTACTTGACAAGACACTTCACGGCAAGTAAGTCATTAATGAATTGGGCTTTTCAAGTATGCTTGAAGCAATACATCATAGATGCTAATGGTGTTTGTGTGGTGTGGAGTGAGCAAACAGAAAATGAAACAGAGTATTTCAAGCCTGTACCTTATATTGTAAACATCGACAGAATAGTATATCACTTTGAAGGTCATTCGTTAATGTACATCGATGAACATGAAAAGCGCACATGGTACACTTTAGATGATGAAAGATGGGCTAAGTGGACACAAGATAGACGAGGCAATGTTACCTTAGTTGAAGAAAGGCTGCATGGTTTAGGCATCTTTCCTGCATTCACGTTAGGTGGTATAGTAGAGGAAGAAGAAGAATTAGGGCGCGAGTATGAGAGTAGGTTAAAGGCTATGCTTCCATGGCTCAATGTTGCGACTATTGAATTTTCTGATTTAAGAGCAGAGATAACTATGCACATTCACTCAAAAGAATGGGCTTATCAAGATGAGCAGAGCCCACAATGTAATGGCTTTGGCTATATCTTACGCGAAAATGAGAAGGTGCCATGTACTAATTCACGTTGCAAGGGTGGGTATGTAGGTCATTCACCTTACGAGATTATAAGGGTAAGGCCTGCAGTTACAAACATGGGTGAGGCACCTGCACCAATTCCACCTGGAGGATACATACAAAAGCAAACAGAGATAGCAAGGCTACAAGCAGAGAGGATAGATGCACATAGATACAGAGCATTAGCAGCTATTAACATGCAGTTTCTTGAGCAGGTACCAACGGCGCAAAGTGGTGTGGCTAAAGCATACGATAGAGATGAGACTAACAACACATTCTATGGTATTGCAACTGATTTAGCACAGATAATGGAGAAGATAGCATACTTAGTGGCTAAGTGGAGATATGGCATGATATACGATGATGCTACATTGAGAGCTATGTGTCCAATATGTGTAGTGCCTAATAACTTTGACATTGTAGGTAGTCAATTCTTGTTGGATGAGGTTAAGCAAAGTAAGGATTCAAAGTTAAATGATTCAGTTATCTCACAAATTGAGATTGAGTATATCAGAAAACGATTTCCTAATGATACAAGATTGCAGAACGTACTTATTAATTCATATCAGTTAGACCCTATGAGTGGATTGACAGAAGATGAAAAGGCATTGCTAATGAGTAACCGAGGCGCAACAAAGCAAGACTATATCATATCAACATACATCACTGATTTTATCAATAAGGCATACGATGAATATGAATTTTTTGGAAGCATGACACGCGATGAGCAACATAATATATTAAACAAATACGCTGAAGAAAAGCTAAAGGAAATCAACAACAGAGATAAACTAGCAACTAAAATATTTGGAATAGATACTACTTCAAATAGTGCAGATGCAAAAGGTCCATCGGACTTAAAATATACGGTTGGTGGATTAACAGGTATTATCGAAATTGTAAAGGCTGTAAGTAGTGGAGTTTATGATTTAGAAGCGGCAATTCAAATGGTGATGGATAGATTTGGATTGACTTATGAGCAAGCTAAAGCGCAATTAGGTACACCACAAATCATAACATCAGAAGCACAATTAGATAAAGTTACTAAATTAACGTAATGGCTAAGAGTGACGAAGCAATACAAGATATATTCAACAAGGTTGATGATGGAATAATAACCTTTAATGAAGCGGTTGTTAAGATTCAAGAGAAAATCTATCGTAAGTTATTACTATTTCAAAAGGAACTAGTAATAACTAACGGTACCATCACCAATTCAGCAAAGAATATTAAGTTACTAAGCACGTTAAAGACTGACTTAGAAAGCATTATTTTTGATGATACAGACTTCACTCAAGCAATTGAAGATTATACTAAACTTTATGATGTAGTAACCAAGTTAAATGGTCAATACTTCAAAGCATTAGAAGCTAAGTTTACACCACCTAAAATACTTGATGCAGTAAAGCAACAGTCAGTATCACTTGTGATTGATTCATTAAGTGAATCGGGCATGACAGCAAACTTTATTAATCCAGTTCGTGAAATCATAAACACTTATGTTACCACAGGTGGAGATTACACTAAGTTAGCCGGTGAACTTGATAACTTTATTAATGGTTATGATTCAGAAGCAGGTAAGGTAGATGGGCAAATGACACGCTATACTAAGTTGATAGCAACGGATGCGATTAACCAATACACGGCCACAATTAACGAGCTCACAAGCGCAGATTTAGGGTGGAATTGGTATAAGTATGTAGGTAGTAATATAAAAACTACAAGGACATTTTGTTTGGCATTGACAAAGAAAAAATACTACCACAGAACAGAACTACCTCAAATTATAAAGGGTAACTTTACCGAGTTTGAAGATATGAAAGGTGAAATCTATGACAAGACAGGTCTACCACAAGGGATGTATGATGATACCAACACAAGCAACTTTCAAGTGTATAGAGGAGGTTATAATTGCGGACATCAGGCTTACCCTATTCCCGATAGTTCGGTGCCTGAAAATTTAAGAAAACAATTTGCGTAATAAAAAAAAAGATATATTTGCAATAAATATAGATTAAAAATGAAACTTTTAAAAATCACAAACACAAAGGGAGATGTAAACCATTACCCTTACAACAAAGTAAATTTAGACTTTCACAAAACATGGAAATCAAATTTATCGCAACACAAACAAGCAATTTACAAGGTTGAAGAAATTGAATTGACAGATGAGGAAGCAGCCGATTTAGGATTTGCGGAGGCAATTGCTAAGTTATCACCTGCCAAAACAAGAAACACTAACAAAGAAAACACCAACGTAATTGAGTTGTTGATGCAACAAAATAAGATGTTGATGGATAGACTTGAGAAGTTAGAAAGCAAAGATGAAGTTAAACCTAAAAAAGAAAAAGCAAATGGGTAAAGGTGGCAGAGGTGGTCGCGGTGGATGTACTGGTTGCGGCGGCGGTAGATAAAAAAAACAAACGTAAATTTATAAAATGAAAGCAGGAGATTTATTTCACCAATTATTGAAGTCAGCAGGCTTCGACACAACAGACAAGGCATTTATTGATGTGCTTAGTAAGGCAGAGTTTGCAAATACCGAACTACCTGAAAGCATCACAAGTGCATTAACCACTAATCTATTAACCATAGATGCGGCTAAGAACAACCCAACACTAAAGAAACATTTTGTTGGTAATGCTTTAGACCCAATCAACAAAGGTATTGAGGAACTTATTGCCGAGTATGGCATTGATGAAGTAACGAAAGCAGAAATATTAGCGGATCAAAACACTTACAATAAGTATAAGGTAGCGGCTAAGAAGATTGCGGAGTTAAAAGAGAAGTCGGCAGGTAGCACAAGCAAAGGTGAAAAGGCTGATTTAGAGCGTCAAATCAACGAACTAAACAAGCAGTTATCATTGGTTGCTACAGATACACAATCAAAGATTGACACGATAAAAAACGAATACGAACAACGTATTTTAAATCGTGAGATAGACTATACATTATCAAGTAAGCCATTGCCTGGACAATTTGATAGAGATGTTGAAGTAAACATCGCAAGACAATTTGTTGATAAGGCACTTGCAACAAAAGGAGCTGTTATTCGTACAATAGATGGAAGGATAGCAGTAAAACAAAAGGATAATCCCGAAATGGATATCTTTGAAAATGGGAAACCATTAACATTCGATGCTCTCACAGACATGGCTTTGGCCGAAAATAAATTCATAAAGGTTTCCAACCCCAACAATGGAGGCGGAAACAATGGAGGTAATCCGAGACAAGGTGCATCAGCACCACCACAGAATACTACTACAAATGCCGCTTTAGCTCAAATAGATGCAGCTCTTAGCGGATTTAGTGAGTAGAAAAACTTAATTTAAAATGGCTTTAGGTTATTGCCCAGCGATTCTCCAACACATGAAATATGTGATAGGTGAAAACGCTCCCGAACACAAAATCACTCCAAGTGGTTTCTTAAAAGCAACCTTAGAAAGAGGTGCAAAGGCTGACACTGTTCAAGATGGTATCAGTTTATCAAATCAAGCAGGTCACATCAAAGACTTGAAATTAAAGTACTACAACCGTACTGTTCCTTCACAGATGTCTACATCAGATAACTGCGATATTGACTTAGTGCCATCGTATAACGAAACAACTATTGATACTACATCAATCGTTAAGTTTGGTATGCAATTCGATGATGCTACAATAGCACGTTACTGCGATGAGGCTTCTCGTTCAGTTAGTATCGGAGCGGCACCAACACCATTTATGCAAGAGCACCTTGCAGGTTTGATGGCTGCAATGAATGGTTTTGTAAACAAAATTGACCAAGTATTATTGGGTCAAGTAACATGGGGTAAAAATGCAGTTACCGGTAACAACACATCAGTATCTGTAAACTTCAACGATGATTCAACTGTTAACTTATTTAGCGAAGGCTACACTAAGTTATTACAAGACTACGCAATGAACGAAGGTCAAGGTAGACCAGTAGTTGTTGGTGGTGGACTTGTAAATGCAGCAATGATTCAATCAATGTATCCTGCAATGACACAATACGCTCCACTTAACAATGCAGCAGGTGCATCAGCATTTGACTACTACCATGACATCAACACTCAATCTGTATTTGGTTCAAACCAATTCGGTGTGTTTATGCCAGGTACTTTCGGTCTTGTTGAGTTGGATCGTTACAGAGGTTTCCGTGCTAAGAAATTGGGAACATCTACATTTTGGAACATGGCGGTTCCTATGAACATGCCAGGTGCAGATGGAGTTCTTCAAATGCTTTACATTGACTTCCAATTAAAGGAGATTGATTGCCCAACTGAAACAACAGTAGGTTACGAAACTACAACTTTAGGTGCAGGTTACTCACTTATCATGAGCAAGAGATTTGCTTTATGGCAAGTTCCATCGGATGCTTTCTTAGCTTCTGATAGATTAACAGGCAACAATGGTTCATTACGTTACACGGCAACTAATTCATAAGAATGGGATGCTTTAACGGCATAGTAACTTTAAAAGGTTGTTCCGTTACAGAAACTCCAGGCAGTATCTATTCAATGAATAGCCTGCCTGGTATTTCTTTAAATGCCTTTGAGAGTGTGGCCAACACAGAACAAAAGAACTATCTTGGAGTGTGGAACGCTATCAATGAAAGGGCAGAAGCAAGAATAAAAAACGCAATCATCAGTCACTTGGCTACTCGTTACAAGATAAAGCGAGTGCAAAGGACAGTTGACACAAGCAATATAGAGCAACAAGCTATTGCGGAGGAAAACATATTCAAAGGAATTGTAATTAATAATGGATATGACTGGACAAATAATTATGTGAAGTCACCATTTCAAACAATACAGATTGATAGAATTAGATTTTACAAAGATGCGGCAATAACTGCGGCAAACGTAACTATTCAATTTTTCAACTACCTAACCAAAGAAGTATTAGCGAGTAAGACATTAGTTGTTGCTGACTTAGTTACGGGATGGAATGAAATATCAATTAATCAAACATTTACTTGTTCAATCTTAGGCATTGGTTATAATTCATTCAGAATACCAAGTGTGGAGTATGATTCGAATCAACTTTATTCATGGTGGAGTAGTTCTATTTATGATGTATTTGGATGCAATAGTTGCGGATGGATAAAAGGATTTGAAAGCTCGACAACATCAAAGGATGGACAACTAACATGGACAGAATACATACCTGGGCTTCAAGCGGTAATAACTATCGGTTGTGCTTATGATTCAGCAATGTGCAATAATAGACAAACATTTGCGGAAGCATTTTGGTATTTGTTAGGTTCAGAGTTTATGACCGAGATAATGTATAGCGAACGAATGAACTTTATGACCACCGTAAAACGTGAACAAGCAATTGAATTAAAGGCTCACTATGACATTCAATATGAGGAGGCATTAAAGAATGCTCTTGCAGGATTTTTATTCGAATGTGATGAGTGTTTAGAGTGTAATTCATTAGTTCAAACATTCACTCAACTACCATGACGATAACAGATAACTTTGCGTTAGTGCTTGCGGATGTGATGGGTAAAGTATCATCATT